AAGAAAACGGGTTTGCTCGGATCTTCCGGATCGACGAGCGCCGCGATGCGACCGACGGTCCCGTTCGACAAAAAATGGAACTGACGACCCATGAGCGTCACAGAAGCAACCACACCCGAAGCAACGGTTGCCGGCGAGGTGATGGCGGACCGGATCGCGGCCTTGATGGACTCGGCGCTGACCGCGGCCTGACGCATGTAGCTCGCGTAGCTCTGGGCGTCGCGTTTGACGTACGACGCTTCAATGGGCGTCGGAGTAGCTCGTTTCATGAATGGTTCCTTTGTAGTAACGGAAAGGGATGTGACGGAAGTCCACGTAAGCGATTTTGCTGAGAAGCTCGTTGCGCACCGCAGGAGAAATTTCCTCCGGCAGGTATCGGTAGTGAATCTTCTCAGGGTTCTCGAGCACGTCGCGGTCGGCGGCGGTCAACGAGTCGACGAGGACCGGAAGGCTCTCAAGAGCCCGGCGGACCAAATCCATGTAGTCGCCATACACCGGAGACATCGTCTTCCGCCAATTGTGGTGGAAAACGGACCAGCCCGCGTCGGACGCGGGGTTGGCCCATGGATTCAGGTTGTTAGAGCGCTCGAGCATGCCGATGGGCCACATACGACGGTGCCGAGAGCCGGCAGCGCGTTCGGGGACAATCGCCTTCACCATAGAGGCGAACGCGCGATTGCGCACCTGATAACGCGGGACGGCCACGTTCTCTTGGATCATCATGAACCCGGACAATATCTGACCGATTTCCTCCTTGACCACGTAGTGCCCTTTTTTGGGGTCCTCAAACGCAGCGCGGATGTCAGCGATGGCTTCGCGAGACACGGAGTAGTTAGTAGCATCGTCTCCGTTGTTGATGTGCTTCACGAGTCCGTGACCTTCCAGAAGCGCGGAAACGCGGCCAACGACCTTTTCTCCGAGGTGGTGTTGTCGGATGAGGTCGTCGATGACCTTGTTTCCCTTGGCGATGAGCGAGGTCCACGCATGCCCGGAGCGGTTTCCGGCGCAGATCTCGTTCTCGTTGGGGCGCCGCGGGTCGCCAATGAATGAACCGCGGTTCTCGCCCAAATCGAGGGGGCGCGAATAGTACGGCGCGAACATCAACGCCCGGGCAAGCTTGACAAACCTGGCGTCCCACTTCTTCGCCGCGCATTTGAACACCATCTCGATCGCGTCGCGCGACATGGAGCGATCGTATTCCGTCACATCGCCGCAGATGACCCAGTGGTCATTCACGAGATTCTCAATCTGCTCGGGGGTTGAGATGTGGAATACGTTGGGCCAACGGCGGAACATGGACCTCATCGTACCGGCAGCGATGATCTGGAGGCTGCCGTTGACGGCCCACGGGCCGGCCTGAACGTTCCGTGCACGTGTCGCGCTAAAGTCAGGATACTCCGCCCCGTCGATGACGACACGCTTATCGGCCGGACGTCCCTTTCCCTTTCCAGGGTGCAGCGCCTCGTCCTTCGAGAACACGATGCGCTCCTTGCTGATACGCTCCGGCTGGGCGCGCGTCTGCATGTACATCATGGCCAGGATTTCGAACTTGTCGGCGAGCGACACCCACGAATCACTCTCTACCATGTCCAACATCTCTTCGAAATTGGTCATGTCGGTGATCATGCCGAAATGGTCTGCCTTCCAGATCGGGTCATAGGTAAAACGACGAACACCCGAAACGGAGATCTTGGGAAGATTCAAGTTCGTCGCGTCCCATTCGGAGAACACGAGATCCCAAAACTCCTCGGCGATCTGAGCTTCGACGTCGGAATATCCGGCGCTCAGGCCGAGCTGTTTCCGATATGCACCGTTGTCGATCTGG